CGACCGATGTTGGATTTGATGAGTCTACGATCGTTGTATATTCAGAGATGATTGTAGGGAATCCGCTCAAGGCAAAGAAGATCATGCGTTGGGTTCTCTACGGCGCTCATATGTATGATCAGTTTGAGCCGAACGAGATCGTGTACTACCTAGCACCTTTTTGTCAGAACAATTTCCCGAAGCAGATTCTGCAAGGTTGGTATGTTCCTCCAAACATAGCTCTTCCAACTGAGCCCAGGACAGAAGAGTCGTGCTTTATCCTCAAGAAGGGGTCTAGGAATCCATGGCCACGGAATCGCTTCTATGCAAATCCTCCTTCAGGGTTTGATATGGCTATGTGTCGTGATCATGACCACGTGATTGAGACATTCAAGAAGACCAAGTATTTCCACTGTTACGATCCGGCGTGTTTCCTTATTGTCATCGCACTCATGTGTGGATGTATTGTGATTCAGCATCCATATGTTGAGGGTCAGACTCGTGAGCAGTGGGAGCATGCTGCGTATTACGGTGTAGTTGGCAAGATCAAGGGTCTTGCTTATGGAATTGAGGACCTCCCCTATGCAGAGGCTACGATCCACGAGGCACCTGCTCACTGCAAGAAGTTCCTTGAGTTCTCAGAGTCAACCGTGGATCATTTTGTGAATGACATGGAATCTGGAACCTACAACACGGATCCATGCTACAAGTTCAATGATTCGCCATATGCCTACCAACATGTTACCAAAATGTAAGCGGGTTTCCGCACACATTTTTGTTTTGTTTTTTGTTGGTTGGATATTTGTTTGGTTCTTGGTCTTGGTCGCAAACTACGCTTAGTTGCTGTACGCAAGGCCACCCATGCCGCTCATGACACGGAGAACGTTGTAGTTGACGGCGTACACACGCACCTGGGCCGTGCGGCCAGAGCGCACCGTGTTGACGGACACCGTCAGCTGGAGCGTCGCCTTGTCAATGCGGGAGAAGTTGCACGTGCCAGACGGCTGGTGCTCCTCCGGCTTCAGGGCAAACGAGTAGACGCAGATGCCCACCGCCGGCGTGCGAGTGTGGTGCTGGAACGGCTGCACACGGTTGAAGTAGCGTCCCTCACGCTCCGTGAAGCGGTCCTGGCCGTTGAGCTGGAGCTTGGCAACCTCCGTAGGCGTCTTGCCCTCGCAGCGAACACCCGAGGCGAGGATGACCTTGGCGAGCAGGTAGTTCGTCGTGTCCTCGAACACGATCGCCTGGTCGTTGCCCGTCGCAGTTCCGATGTTCGTGTCCAGCCACGACGCACCGCCCAGCGAGGGGCCCTGGGTGATACCGAGACCCGGGAGGTACGGGCCCGAGGGTCCGTCGCCCGACGTCGTCGGGACACCGACGGCGATGCCCGCACCAGACGTCGCACCCATGCCAGCCTGTCCAGTGCCCAGGCCGCCACGGGCGAGCACGTCCATCACGATGCCCTCAGTGGTGAAGTCATCAGAGTAGTTGAACGGCTGCATGCCGTTGACCTCCTGGATGAACACCTGGTTGGGCGTGCAGTCGACGTACGAGTCACGCTGAACGACCCACACGAGCTCCTTCACCGGGTGGTTGAAGTTGAGCTGGATCTTGTTCGACGAGGACGTGATCGACTCGGCGCCCGTGAACTGCAGCTGCTCGATGAGGTACTCGTGCGTCTGCTGGGCGAAGCGGCGACGCTCCTCCGTGTCCAGGTAGATGTAGTCGATGTAGAGCGACGCAGCCGTGAGCGACTGGATCGAGGTCGGCGCCGCCGAAGAGCCAACCAGCTCGTAGTAGACGCAGTTGATCCACTGCTCGAACTCCACGTTGATGCGCACCTCGTGGTACTGGAGCGCGATCAGCGGGATCGCCAGGCCCGGGTTACGGCAGAACCAGAACTGGAGCGGGATGTAGAGCGTCTTCGCCGGCGTGCCCGCACGGGGGGCGCACGAGTTCGTCAGCTCCGAGCCAGCGCACGAGGCGTCCAGCTGGTAGCCCTTGCGGTCCTTCATCAGCACGAGGTCGTGCGTGTTGCCGATCATGTCGTCGAGCGCCTGGATCGTGCCCACGTCCTGCGACAGCTGGGTCCAGATCTGCATCCAGTCGCCGTACTGGCGGTCGATGCGCTGGCCGCCGATCTCGAGCTCGACCGTCTTGATCAGACGGTGGCCGATGTAGTTGAGCCAGCGGAAGCGGTTCAGCTGGGTGGCGCTGGAGATCAGGTCCACCGCCGGGAGAACCACCTGGACGTACGTGCGGTACATCAGGTCGGCGTTACGGTTGATGACAGCCGTAACACGCTTGTTGAAGTCCGCCTGGCCGTTGAAGGTGACCTCAATGGACTCCATGGCGAAGTTCGTATGGCGCTTGTACAGCACCTTCCAGAACGTGATCTGCGGGTTGCCCGAGATGTAGATGTCCTGCGCACCATAGCTCACGAGCTGAAGAAGACCACCACCCATATCGTTTGTATGATAGTATGCAAGAAAAATTATTTACACCCTAAGGCGACGCACTAGCTAAAAAACCCCCGCAGGTATGTTCGGTACATCGGGGGAAGGTATTGGATCGTGCTAATAGGGAAGAACTCCATCGGCTTCCCGCTTGCGGGGTCCAAGTGTTCCAACACTCGTTGACGAGCAGTATCAATATTTGTACGATCTGGTGTATTTAGTTCTTGATGTGCAAAGCTCTGTAGTTTCGTTTGGAGAAACAGTTCATCTCCAAAATATGTGAGATGCCACCCTGCCTTCACCTTGGGAAAATACAAGTACCGTGCATTTTCCGAAATGTACTGAAGTGATAGTCCATGCTGTTTCATCCATCCATACTTGAACAGTGTGAGTCCACACCAATAGTCAACATGCTTCTGAGGATAGTTCAGGCTGTAGCAAAAGACATCCTGTGTGAGAATGAAGAGATCGTGATCAAGTTCAGGGGGCTGACTCTTTATATGTTCAAGAACTGCAGGATCCATGATCGTATCACAATCCCCGAGTAAGATGCGATCGTCATTTCGCATGTCAATTCTCCTAAGTCCACGTTCACATGCGTTTCGTTGAAAGTTTTCATTCTTCCATGCGTATGAGCTGTACTGATCAAGACCAGTCTTCAGTTCTTCGGGAATCGGTTCCTGAAAGGGTAAATCATCCACAATTACGTGAATGATCTTGTGATGATACTTGGCAAACTCATCAAAATGATCACGCAGAAACAAGTCCTTTGGTTTCCCTGAATGCGTGTGGGTTGCTTCAACAATAACAAACAGATCAACTGTGTCGTTTAACACGGCAAGTCTGTACTTGAGCATATTTAGTTCGTTAAAAAACATAGTGCAGTCAATGATCCGCATTTTTCAATGTATGCGTTCCTGCTTTAAACCTTACGACGTACCCGCCGAGTGCGACGCCCGCCCCTTGGTGTGCCCGTAGGTGTTAATCCAGCTAACTTCACTTGAGCTTCAGTCTGCTTCGGCGTCTTGATTCCAAGAGGTAGCGGGTTCTTCAAGGACCTACGTGCCTGAAGGAGTGGCGCAACAACGCTGGGGTCATTTGCACGCATGTCCTGCTTAGGAATGACGTATTCGTTCTCATCGCCACCACGCTTACGGGTGCGCCGAAGTTTACGGCTATACCTCTTAGCCATTGTTTAACGTAAAGATTTTTAAGCCTTGCTCAGCAGGTGGGCCTTCTTGGCACGGGCACGGAGCGTTGCCTTCTTGCCAGTCGTCTTGAGTCCGTGACCCTTGAGGACACGCTTGAGGGCCTTGGCGGACGGGCCCTTGCGAGTGCGGCGACGGCCACCAACGGCACCAGGGCTTCCAGCGGGGGCGGGCATGGCAGGGACAGTGGAGTTTCCAGCGGGTGTGGGCATTTTGTTTACTATGCTAGAAACTTTAAGACTGAACGCAGGAAAGTAAAAATGGAGCCCCTCGGAATTATTGCAATCATCGGAATCGCTGCGACGGCTTTGGCGCTGGCGTATTATTGTAAAAAGAAGAGTGATTTTGGTAGTCTAAAGATGGCTAAGTCTCCTTCTACTGAAAGGTTAAGTGAGATGGTACGATCTGAGGATCCTATTCAAGTATCATCTTAGGTGTGATATGCATCGCCTCTAGCTCCTGCATCCAGAGCTTCATTGCATACGGGATTGTCTTCATCACGAAGTCTGTCTTGTTCCCGCAGGCACCGCACGAGTAGATCCCCTCAACGGGGTTCACCACTGCAAGTGTGCCGCAAGTCTTACACAGACCCGTCTTGAACGGGTCGGAAACATCCATCAGACGCTCCTTGGTAAACACCGAGATGCCGTGTGACAGCATACAATCACGTTCCATCTCACCCACACGCAGACCACCATCCCTGCTACGCCCCTCGCAAGGCTGGCGGGTCAGTGATACAATCGGACCACGAGCACGACTGTGCTTCTTGTCAATGACCATGTGCTTCAGGCGCTGGTAGAAGGTAGGACCCATGAAGATCTCTGCCTGCATCATCTCGCCCGTCTGGCCATTGTACAGGATCTCATTGCCGTAGGGGTGCATTCCCAAGTCCAACATGTGCTTCTTCAGATCATCAACCTTGAGGTGGGAATACGGCGTTCCATCACCAAGAGTACCCTTGCGAACACCAATCTTGCCGAAGATGTTCTCCATCAACTGAGCAATCGTCATACGAGACGGAACAGCGTGAGGATTCATGATGATGTCGGGACGCAGACCACTCGCAGTAAAGGGCATGTCCTCCTCGTCCATCAACATTCCAATGGTTCCCTTCTGACCGTGACGAGATGAGACCTTGTCGCCGATCTGCGGGATACGCTCAGACACGGTGCGGACCTTGATGAATGGATAGCCATCTGAGTTCTTATCCTGCCAGACGCCATCAATACGGCACTGCTCGGAGTTCTTGTGAGTTGTAGACGCATCACGGAACGTGTACCCAGCAGCGTCATTGCGCAGATTGACTACTTTGCCAATGATTACATCGTTCTCATTGATCACCGAGTTCAAGATCGGAATGCCATTGTCAGAGATCGCAGCATAGCTTGTATTCTTGTACTTGCGAGTATTGTGCTTCTGAGGCTTCATGAACTTCTCCTCACGACCTGATGTGACGTTGCGGTGCTCCTCATCCTTGTACATTCCATAGTACAGTCCACGGAAGAACCCACGCTTCACCGAGGATCGGTTCATGATGACTGAGTCCTCTTGATTGTAGCCTCCATAGCAGGCGATCGCAATGATACCGTTGAATCCGAACGGCATCTCCTGCATCTTCAGAATGTTCATAGCCCGAGTTTCCACGATCGGGCGGGCAATGGAACACAGGACATACGCATTCTTGTCCAGTCGCTTTGCGAAGTTCCCTGCGTAGATACACATTGCCTGCTTACCCATGGCAGACTGGTAGGTATTACGAGGAGACTGATTGTGGTCAGACAGAGGGATCGTAGATGCCATCTGTCCAAGGATCAGGCTCGGGTGAACCTCGTAGTGAGTGTGAGACTCCACCTGATCACGGGTGAGCGCAATTCGCAGGGTCTCTGTCTCAGATGGATCAATGTAATCAACGCAGGACTTGATCCACTCATTCCAACTTGACTTGTCGGCTGGAGGAGAGGCTCCAACTCGGAAGACAGGTCGTACACATCGTCCACCGTCTGTCTCAATCGTGATCGTGTTCATCAAGGTATACCAGGCAACCGAGATGTGTGGGTGAAGACGACGTGTCTGCTTGGCAGTTCGCAGCGCCTTGACAAGCTCGTGCGGGCTCTTCGTGTATCCAATAATCACACCATTGATAGTGACTGAAGTACCCTCATATACCTTTAGTCCTGTGATCCACTCTAGAGATTGTTCCTGAAGGAAGTGAATGACTGTAGTCGAAGGCACGTGCTGAGAAATGGAGGTCAGCATGCTCATGTTCTTCACAATACCAACTGAATGACCCTCTGGAGTCTCAACTGGACACATGAACCCCCAGCTTGTGCCGTGAAGCTTACGAGGTGCCAACAGCTTACCTGACTTCTCAACAGGCGTCTGGATACGGCGCAAGTGGCTCAGGGTTGACGTATAGGACATACGAGCAAGCACCTGCGAAACACCGACCTTGGACGCATTGGACATGGATGCCGACGCACCAAGTCCCTGAACCGTAAAGTTGCCCGTAGCAAGAGCCTGCTTAAGCTTACCCTCAATCGCAGAGAGCTTGAGAATCTTGTAGAGATTGTTCACATTCAGAATTTCCATTGGACGAGGCGCATCACCCCTCTTCCAGGAGTCGTTGTTGACCTCCTGAACAAACTCATTGCGAGTGTCATTACAGACCTTCTGGAACAGCTGACGGAACAGATGAGTTAGCAGAGCGCCCGTGGTCACCACACGCTTATTCGGGTACGCATCACGATCGTCCAGAGGGATCTGCTTGCAGTAGGTGAGCAGCAGACGGCGGATCATTGATCCCATGATCATCACCTTGCGGACATTGTGGACAGGCATCACCGTCTCTCCCGCAAACCGAACGTGAGGCAGAAACTCAGAGTTCAGGAGTTGGCGAACATAGGCACACTTATCCTCCTGGTTGGTTCCGTATTGGAGGTGGTTCGTGAGGTACTGAACCGCATCCTGCTGCGTAAAGATACCCAGCTCTGAGGCATCACGAAATGACGCAGCCAGAAGTTCAGTGTGAAGATCCGTCTCATTCCCCCAGATGATCTTAGTGATCTCACGATCAGTCAGTACGCCCAGGGCACGGAAGTAGATCACAACTGGAATGTCCTCACGGAAACGAGGAACACAAGCAGTCAGTGGGTTTCCGTAGCCATTGAACTTGGAGCTGAGACGGATCTCCAGCTTCTTTGGTGGCATCGTAAAGGACTCGTGAAGAGACTTGATCTCAACCGAATACAGATGCTTGGAGGTTGACTTCTTGTTCTGGAAGATCATGATGCGGTTGTCAGCCACCTTCTCTTGGCACAGGATCGTACGCTCAGATCCGTGGATGATGAAATACCCCAGAGGATCATGCGCACACTCACCATACTCTGCAAGGCTCATCGGGTAATCCTTGAGGAGACAGAGCGAAGACCCGAGCATCACGGGCAGCTTGCCTAGAGAGATGCCCTCAAACACGTGAGACTCCTCATCGTAGGTATCGAGCATCGGACCCTTGTAGGTGCGAGCTACAAATCGGATGTCCACATACATCTGTGCCGAGTATGTGAAGTTGCGAATGCGTGCCTCCATCGGAAGCATGGGCTTAACTCGCCCAGTTGCCTCTTGAATGCGAGGCTTGATGTAGGAAATGTTCTCAAACGAGAGCTTGAACTCATACTTGTACTTCTTGATCATCTCATCTTGTTCGTGCCAGACAGTAATCGGAGGTGCAGACTGGATAATCAGTGGAATCTTGTGGCGGATAAAGTCCTCATAGGAGTCTACTTGGTGATCTACCATACGACGAACACCGTTGCTGAAATATGCACGTACTGCTTCCCATTCGTTGATTGTGGTGGACGCAGGAGCGACCGAAGGGAGTGTCATGGTATCTGTTGGGGGTGTCTTCCCTGTAAATAAAGTTATCCGTTTTGAATAAGTGATGTCAAAGGTCCAGATTCAAAAAGTGGATCACGTAGAAGAAGTTCCAAAGGTTGCTGCTTCTCGCCACAAGTCAATGAAGACATTTCCCCGAGGCGTGATGAAGGGAACTCGTTCTCGCAGGGGTGGATCTGATATTGTTGGAGTCAAGGACCCTGCCAAGCCGCCGCCCTCACGCAAGGGCACCCTGCGTATCTTGACCGAAAAGGGCGCCAAGCTTCGTCGTAAGACAATCAAGCAGAATGTTCAGTCAATGAGCGACGGTAAGGTTCGTGATGCCCTGAAGAAGTCAAACATTAGTGTGAATCCCAAGACGCCGCCCCATATCGCACGTGAGATCCTTGAAGGCGGCATGGAAGCAGGAATGATTGTCGTTAAGTAAAGTAATGACGTCCATATGGGGACCTTTAGGCTGGATGACCCTCCACTCGGTAGCATCATGTTATTCGGACACACCTAGTCCAGCCGAATCTGCTCTTGTCAACACGTGGCTTGATATGTTTCAGAGTACAATCACGTGTCCGTCGTGTCGTGAACATTTTGAAACAGCACTCATGTCCTATCGCAGGATGTATCCGCAGATGTTATCCTCTCGCAGGGATCTTATGCTGTTCACATTTCGGGTCCACAATAGTGTGAACCGTCGGATCAATAAACCAACCTATCCAAGTGTAGCCGCATGTCTTGAAGCTGTGAGAACCAACGTCAAGACAAGAAGTGCTAGGGAATACAGAGGTGCGTACTTGAATCACATTCGCAGGTTTTGGAGGACTATGCAGGATGTATCGGGCATCACTGCTCTCAAGAAGATCAATGAAATGTCAAAAATTGAAGTCCAATACTTTCAACCTCATGATAACAATTTTGAAGTAGATATCCCCGAAGACATTGTGATATTGCCTGGAGCGGCGTTGGCCAACCGAAACGACGAACCAACTCCTGTCGTTCGTCTTGATACTCGGAATGCTCCTAGGTTAGGTCTCAGTGGAGGACGATTTCAGATACGGAGGTAGGCGCAAAGCAAGGATTCCAAGGCAGTGAAATATACGGATCCGTCTCCCAGTGGTACGCCTTCATCCACGGATGACGGGAGTCGGGTCCCTCTTCATACATTTCATCGGGATAGACACCACGACCAGGCAGAATAAAGTTCAATTGGTCTTCAATCGTAAAGGGCGGAGTAGGGTTGCTCCACTCAAATTCAGTACACATAAACTCATTCAATGCAGACAATAACGGGGCTTCTGGATACGGGTAATACCAGCACCAATCCAAAACTTCCGAAGTTTTAAAGTAATGAAGTGTCCAGAAGTACGTCTTCCAGAACGCATAACAGGGTTTTTCCAGATTGAGGACCCCGTCCATGAGGTGGAGCCCGATTCGTGTCTCGAGCGCGATGGCATCGAAAGCCACAATCCGCCTGTCGGTATCCTTGGCACGCTTCGTAAGTACCTTGAGTTCATCAACCCCCTTCGGATTCTTCGCATGGGCTATCGCTCGGTTGTAGCCATCTTCACGAAGTGAGAACATCCCAATGGTCGGCATAAAGTCATTTCCAAAGGAGAACACACATGTCTCAACCCACTTATCTGGTTCAATAGGCAACACTCTGCAAAGTGCTCCAATGTCAAAGGTGCTGTATCCGCCATCCTTGTTCTCACGAAGCAGCTTGATCGGTCCCAGATGAGACTGAGCCACCGAAATCAGAACAAGGTCAGCGTCCATTCCGTAGATGACAATATTCTTGCGATCGGGTAGCGTCTTCAACCACAGAAAGATCTTGTGCTCTCCCTCACCGGGTTCATCCGTTCCAGACAAAGTAGCCTCAGGAAAGCAGAATCGCAGAGTGTCCTCCAGACTCTTCATAAACGGAGTTCCAGGCGAGATCTGGTTCTTATCAAAAGCAGTTGGTTCAGATTTCTTCATGCGGCGATATCGCTGCTGAACGATCTTTCCATACGGCACCAGACCATCCATTGCAATCAAGATCTTCTTCGCACGAACTGTATCCCGTAAGAAGTTCCGTAGAGCGATCACGACACTTCCGACAGGGTTCTCAGGCTTCAGATAGGTATGAATAAATGCGTTAAAGTCAAGTCCAAGCACCTCACATTCAAGAGGTGCATTTCCCGTATCTTGCTGAATATGTTTGTGAGTTCTCAGAAGAGAAGCGACATAATATGGAATGCCCATTCATACTATGACGTCGTTTGGGTTAAAACGGATTTGAGTTGGTCAAACAAGTAAGGAGGTGTCCAAAATGCCGAACTGCCCTGACTGTAAGAATATCATGATCAAGCACTTTCTACCCCGAGACAAGAGTGCAACCTGCCAACAATGCGATGAATACTTCTGTGCCAACTGCAACCATGGGGTTCGGTATACCTGCCCATACGCACAGAGAAAGGATAAGGTGGAAGTTTGTATGAACTGCTACGAAACTGACATCAGATACCCCGAGTTTCAACGAGTGTATTTGATGGCAAAGGACTTTGCCTGCAAAGAGTGTTGTGAGAAGACGATGGAGAAGTTAGAAAAAATTGATTCTTTCCTGAACAGAAAGTAATGTGGCTTTGGTTAGTGTTGCTTGCGTTAATAATCTTTTTCATGTACGTTTGGTTGACGCCTGTCAAAAAGCAGGGCTGTTCCACGTGTCCGAACAGAAAAAATGCTGATACTTACTAATGCACGAAGACGATATCAAGTCTGCTACAATCTTCCGTGGCGGAATGCCGACGGGTCCTGGAGAGAATGAGTATCCCGAGACTGGTGGAAAGTCATGCCCGCCGGGAAAGATCCTTCGTCAGGGATACATTGCAACTCGCAAGAAGAAGACCCTGATTGGTCGCCTTCTCAAGCGTGGAACAATGTACCGTGTCAACCCGACTTGTATTACGAACCGGGGCGCACCTGGAAAAGGTCCTGCGGTTATTGGCCCGCTTAAGACGGGTGAGCTGAAGGCGGTTGGGTATGATGCGACAGATTCTGCCAGTCAGCGTCATGCTGCTCTCGCAAAAGCCGTTGGTTCGTATGGTCGTCTTTCCACCCTGCGGAAGCTGAATGCGGTTG